CGTATTGGTTAGTATCGTCATTGATACTTACTGTGATGTTAGCCCAACCTTTATCGTTGAAAGTTAACTTCTCTTTGTTTAATCCTAAGGTTACTAATGTAGCCATAATCTATATATTAAGGGTTTATAATTATACTAATTTTTCTGCAATTGATTTTTTAACGTCTGCAGAAACGTTATACTTTGACTCTATTGCAGACATATCTCCACCATCTTTGATGTACTGTACAGCCTTAGCAAACGCATCAGTGTTGACTCTCAAGTCAGCTTTTGAAGATTTACCGTGATTGTTAGTAGCATCAGCGTCAGCCGTGTCGTCAATCAATAGAAGGTTACCAAGTGCGTACTTTTTACCATAAGATGAAGCTGAACCGTACTGTTGCGCTCGAGCCATACCTTTCTGATTAAAGTCTACACCTACTACAGCCGTAGCTGTTTTAGAGCTTCCGTCCTCGTTGTCGAATATAGTAGCTTCTGAGAGTAGAACTCCGTCAGCTAATAGTGATTCTCTTACTAAGAAGTGAACTCCAAACTTGTTGTTGAGAGGTTTCAAGGCCTCTAAAATATCCTCTGCAGAGCGAAACTTATAGCCACCAAACTTATTAGTTTTAGTCTTAGCTACTTTAAGCTCTACTTGTATTTGTGATAGTTTTTTTGAAATAGTCATTTCTAAGGGTTTTTAATTATGATGCAAATATAAGTAATTTATTTGGAACTACCAAATTATTCACGATTAAATGTAGATAAATTAGTGTATACCTCTAAGGCTTCTCTTATATATTCCATTGTATCAATGTCGTTAAGTGTGGCCTCTATTTGTGTTTGTATAAGCTCCTTAGATAACTTATAATGTCCTTGCTCTAAATCTTTTTCAAGCTGAGATAGGTCTCTATATCTTCCTAGCAATTGAGCTCCTATTTTGTTCTCAGCTCTTTCGTGCAACTCTTTAGTTGTTAATCCAGTCATTATTTTAAAGGTTTTAATTGTTTGATAAATAAAAGTACTCTGAGCCCAGTAGCTAACATAAAACTGGTAGAGATACCTCGCTTTAATAGCGTAATGTCTGCAAACTCTACAGATAACGTATAAAATACGTATGTAAAAGCTGCATCTAATACCAGCATAATTACTAAAGGTAATCCAGCCGTATCTTTGTCGGTATATTTAGATGCTACTATCGTTATGTAAGTAACAAGCATCAATACAAGAACGTTTGAAAGTCCTATGAAAAAATCCATTTTGTTAATTATTTGGTGCAAATATACAACAAAAAAATTAACTATGCAAATGAAACTGTTAAAAAGATTGTATTTTTTTTAGTGCGTCTAGTTTGTCCTTATATATATCTATGAGATATTGTAGGTGTGTAGCGTCAAATTTAGCCACCTGATGTGACTTCTGTATTAACTCATCAGCTTTTCCTTCGTAGTACTTTTTATCTATAGCTTGACCGTATTCGTACTGCCTACCATTTAAAAACCTGTTGCAGTATCTATGTTGGAAGTGTACATTTTCCTCATCCCATCTAGTAGACAAATGTCTACGACCTACAAAGTGACCAGCGTCACCTTCTGAAAAATGAGTTTCTTTCCCGCAATCAATACAGTTACCGTAACCAGTATGGTTATCCACATCTCTACGGCGGATGTACTCACTGAATATCTTATCTAGTTTATTCTTGAGTGTCGATAATTTAACCTTTCGTGCCATAAAAGAAAAAAGCCTGCCCACTAAAACCCCCTAATGTGAACAGGCATAAAAAAACGTTAATAAGGGTCTTTATTTAAAAACAATATAAATAAACGTTGTAACTTGTATATGTCAAAAAAAAACACTAACTTTGCCAAATAATAAAAAACATAATACTTTAAGCTTACTACAGTAAAAGTATTGATTAGTAAAAGTGCTTAATACTAAAGAAGTTAAGCTTAGTAAAAGTAATGTTTAGTAAAAGTGTAGTGAAAACCTGAGGAGTTTTCTACGTTACCCTGTCAGGCCTGAGCTATGTTTATTTGATATTCCGATACTTCTCGATACCACGTGAGCCAAAATAAGCAATATAGATACCTAGTAATAGAGATTTAAGAAGCTCTATCCATTCAGAAGGTACTTCTATAGACACATTAAAGCTGTCTAAGTAGATAAGAACTACAGTGGCTACAGTAAGAAACACCAAGCTCAACGGTCTAACGTTTTTAGTTAAAAAGCTATCTGCCATATTGTCACTCTCCCAACGTCTAGTTACGCTTTCCATCTCCTCTATGTCTAGCTTCATAACAGTAAGAGCGAACTCTCTCTCCTCTGGAGTCATTCCGTTATCTTTGTTAGATATAACGTCAATAGCTGACTTTATGTCACCCGTAACCAAGCTACCAACAACCTCAGCAGCTTTACTGAAGTTAATTTTTCTTAAAAAGTTTCCTACTTTTGTCCCGTCTTTCTTATTCATAATTTCTAATTTCTATAATCCCAACGAGCTTTATTACCTCGTATATCGTAATGTACAAATGTGTTATATAATCCCAAGCCCCCCTCAGTCATCTTACCGTCTATTATTAAGGACTCTATAATTAAATAAAGGTCTTTAGTTTCAATGTCTCTCACTCTTATGTCAGATGCTTTTCCTATTAGGTGCTGACTGTTTTTAGAGCCTCCTATAGATTTATTATGAGCTGGAGACCTATATGCGCTATTGATACGTACAGGTTCACCAAGGAAGTCCCTTAGTACCTGTAGGTTATCAGCTAAGTCCTTTATATTGCATAGAACTTCCTCAGGCATAGTAGCACCGTCTTTACTTTTAAACTCTCTTTGCGTGAAGTTTTTAGTTAATCTCATTGTTTCAAGTAGTTTATGTAGTAGGTAATTCCAGAACCTATAGCTGTAAATAAACCAGCCAGCATAGCTATAGCAAGCTTATAAGCTCTTATAAAATTCTTAAGTGAATATACTTTTGATTCTAGTTTGTTAACTTTGTTGACCAAACCTTCCTTGCCTAGAGCTTCATCATTTTCTAGTACAGATAAAACTCTATCCATTTTCTTACCATTTTCCAGCAAAGATTGCTCCGTAGTTTTACGAAAGAAATCAACCTCTTGCTCAAGTCGTGTAATTCTGAAATCTTGTTCGTGGTCTTTCATTATGATGTTAATTCTATTATTTCACTACTTGATAACTCCTCATTGAACACTACAAGTTGATGCACTTGAATGTTATTAGAAGATGCTCCAACAATATTACCTCTGCCAACCTCGTTATATTGTCTTGATGTACCTGTATAGCTGCCTGTTTGTATAGAGCCATTTAGCGAATACTTGTAATTGCCACCTCCGTCAAATGTTAGCACAAGTTTATTCCTTTCGTTAAATGATATTACGTCTTTATAGTCAGGCAAACCAGCACCTCCGTCTATACCGAAAAAACCTATCGTATTTGTACTGTACATCCCAAGGTAGATTGCATCACCTGTTACGCTGTCGTTTACAGCAAATAACCTTGCGAAGTTAGAATCTAGTGCTTTTGTTTCAAAGTCTAAAAATATAGTAGCTGATGTGCCTGTAAGTCCCGTAAATGTGTTTTGAAAATCGCCTTGAGCTCTTGCTTCCGTTGAGCCACTTGTTGGTATGTGGCTCGTGCTATAAGTCCCCTCCTCAAGTTGTGCGCCCCATACAGCAACTGCATCTCCAGAAACTCCGCTTACCTCAACATCTAAAAATATAGGAACACCAAAATTTGTAGGTGTTACATTGTCTTTTGTATATCTCACCCATTCATTAGTAGGTGTTATACTGTCTTGTGTGTCTGTAATTCCGAAGGATATAGTAGGGTTTCCACTTAATTTTTTAATATATATTGAAGCTGACCTAATTGTACTGAAATTACTGTAACTTGTGAAAAACCTTAGAATAGTGGTGTCACTACCTGTTTTTTCAATAGTAGCCGCTGTATTTGTACCGTCTGGAGCTGTAGTGTTGTTATTAGTAGTTGTTGAATTACTGCGTAAATCTTGCCAGCCTTCAAAATCTTTAGAATTTGTTATTTGATTAGTCCTCGTAGGCTCCAAAAGTAAATGAGGGCATTCGCTAACATTACCATTGGAATCTAACTCATAACTTAAGCGTGGAGTGTTGTCGGCTACAGCCTCTATAAGTCCGTGCTTGTTTATTCTTGTTTGTACTCCGTTAGCTCTTGAAAATGTAAAATCTCCATCGCCTGAATGAGGTTGCTGAGAGTATAGTTTACCTTCTTTCATAGCCGCTGGCTTCATTACCAAACTAGCTTTTTTATATATATCTTGTAGTGCCATTTTTTAGAGTTTTATATATTCCAACCTCCGAAGGTTATGTCTTTTGCTGGTCTAACGTCGTCGTCTGTATTGGTGTTATATTCCAAGTACAGGCCGTCATTGTGTCTTAAATACTCAACCAACCTCTTACCGTAGTACTGTGCTGTGTCTCTTGCAGCGTCACGCATAGCGTCAACCTCTTTATCTGTAGGTAGTGCAGAGTTCTCTGACGTGTGCTTAAATACACCTTTGTTAGATATAGTGTACTGGCTAAATGGTAGGTACTCCATAAATGAGTATTGTACCAAAGTTGGCTTAATGTAGTCGTAAACAAGTGTAGAGTAATCTCCAGCAAGTGTGCCACCTATTACGTCAGCTTGTAGCCTGTCGTACAATTTAGACCCTAGAAGCTGGTGTACGTGAATGTCCTGAGCTATTTGAATAAAGTGTGACACCTTATCGAAGTCTATGTTAGCTGACAGTGGTGTCTGCTTAACTAGGTCGTTTTTAGATATGAATAATGCTTTAGCCATTTTATTTCTTTTTTGAATATGAAGGATGATGCCCCTTGTCAGCTCTATCTATCTGAGCCTCAGCAACACGCTTGTTATTTTTGTATTTATTTCTTTTAGGGTCAAAGCCTTGTTTTTTAGCTTGACCTACTGTTGTTTTGTAAGTACCTCTCAAAGCATCTCCTCCGTATGGATTACCGTCTTTTCTAGTTTTTTTAATGTATATAACACGTTCCCACGTATCGTAGCAGTTAACACCGCCTTTGTGTAACCAAATTGAATAGGGTTGCTTATTGTGCCCTAGTCGAGAATTTACACCGTCTTTTTGCATTTTAAGTATATCCTCCTTGCGGAATACCTTTTTAGTTCTGTGCATCATTCTGCAGAAGTCTCTTGACTTAGCACCTGTCTTACCGTGCTTTCTAGAGCCTTTAGCGTATCTGTAACGAACTTTTATGAACTTAGTGTCCTGAACACTATCTTTGCGCCTAGTGTCTGCTATAGATAAGGCTACGTCAAGCGTGTTGTTAAGCATAGCTTCAATATCTTCGTCCTCCGTCTCATTTAAGTCAACCCTAGCGTCTGCTAGATGCCACTCATTTGAGTCGATGTCCTCACCTACCTTGTCCAAGTACAAAAATATATCCGCTAAACCGTTTACAGTTTTACACATTACTTAGTAGCGTTATACAGTTCTAGAGCATCCTTAATGAATTTAGGGTCTACAGATAGCTCATAGTCAGCAGATAGGTTGGTATCGTCTATCTTTTTAGCTTCATCTTCAGATACAGGAGCTTCCTTATCTTCGTAGCTTTCCTTCTCTTGGTTCTCCTCAGTGAACTCAATAGGTTGTGAAGTGATGAAGTACATCTCGGGAACGTCTCCGTTAAGCTCCATAATCTCGCTCAGACAGTCGATAAGTTCCTCCTGGTAGTTAGCTATAACAGTAGAGTTGAAAAGCTGACTAGCTGTTTTGATTTCATCAGCGTTAGAAGCAAGTCCGTTACCGTTGTCCTTAATACCTAATAGCATAGGAGATGTTACTCTGTGGCCTACTAGAATCTTGTGCATAGCCTCTGTAGCAAGATAACTGTAATGGGCGGGAGCATCGTTCAAAGATATATCCTCAACCGTTGTTGCTGACTCTGCGTTCTCATTAAATGCAACGATAACCTTTTGACCTCTTGAGCCTGTAAGTTTACCTTTTACGTCTCTTGTGATTGCCTCTCTAGCTTCTAAATCAGGTACACCATTGTTGAAGTTAATAACCTTAGTACCACTAAATGAGTTCTTGGTTTCATTGAGTAGGTAGTCGGAAATTTCATTTTCAAGCTCAGCATAAGGTAAAGCTCCAGAATAATCTACAGGAGCAAAGTAATCATATCCTGACACATAAGGCTTAAGCATATAAATCTCAACCTTTTCTTTTGATGTTCCAAATGTAGGAATACGCTTAAGAGAGTCAGTTCTCTTTTTTTCTGACCAATTTGGATGGTAGTAGTATGCATTGATAACACCATATTCATCCATCTTTTCAGGTCTTAATGTGTGCGTAGGAAAGTGCTTTACTTTTGCAACCTTTCTGTCGTTACCTTCTTTTGTATAGATAACCTGTATGGCCGCTTGACCTAACATTTTACGCTCTTGAATAATAATTCTAAGACAGTTGGGTCTTATAAACTTACGAAGTTCTTTGACCTCTGCACTATCTTTCCCCATACCTTCTATGCATATACCTTCACCATATACGTTGTTGGATATTGAGCGAATAGCTGCGTTATTAGTAGCTGACTGTAGGTAAGAGTCAATAAGAAAAGAGTAATAATCATTATCTTCACCATAAGCAACCCACTCCTTACGCTTGTCCTCTATAGCTTTAGGCATCTCATAGCCCGATAAGTTAACAAAATTTAAGTTCATAATTATAGTATTGTGAAATCGTTATTAGTTTGTGTAGGCGAAACGTATTCAGTATCTCCTTCACTTAGTTTATATCCTAGCCTATCAGTGTAAACTAAAATGCCTCCCGAATATATTAGGAAGTCGTAGGTGGTGTTAGCTGTTAGGTTATCCTCAAAGGTATCAGCTAGCAGTGTAACCGACTGAAAGTAACCTCCGTCAGTTAATCCTGTGGTCACCTCTATGTCGTAGGACTGATTACCTTCCTGTCTAACTTTAATATCAACATCAAGGCCACCATCAATTTTAGTATTGACATATAGGGTTGTATCTGTTGACTCTGAGTAATATAACATAATGTTCTACCTTTATTTAAAAACAATATAACGGCTGTTTTGTTTTGCTGTTTACTGCGGTTTGGTGCTATTGTATAAAAAAAGCCCTACCGAAGTAGAGCTCTTTATTATTATAACAATCTTTGTTATTAAGACCCAACAGTTACGTTGTAGGCAGATATAGTATCAGCACTGATAGGTGCTAATTGCTTTTCAGTTGCTACGAAAGTTAATTCATAACCAGATTTATCTCCCATTGCTGCACCTGTAGATGCTGTAGCGTTCATTTCTGCGCCGTACTCGTGACCCATAATGAAAAGGTTTCCGTTGTTATCTTCAATGATAACCTTCGGGCGACCGTAAGCCAATAACTTAACCTCTTTGTGAGTAGTACTGTCTTGTTTTTTCAAGCTAACTGTCAAAGTTTGCTCAACAATAGTAGTACCGCTCTCACGGCTAGAAGTCAAAGATTGTTCAAAAGTAGAAGTTCCTCTCAAGTCATACTTGTATGCGCTTGGAGTAGTTTCAACAACAGAAGCTTCCTCAGTAGAAGAATCAACTGTGTACGTAGCGTCGTCAAAGTTTACAAAGTAAACAGCGTTTAATCCGCCAACTTGGTCTTTGCATCCTTCTAAACGTCCTAGTGAAATATTACAACTCATTTTTAAACAATTTAATTTATTAGTATAATAGGAGGGTAAAGTTAATTACCCTCCATTTTTTTAGTAGCTATTAGCTAGCAACAGATAAAACGATTTCAGAACCGATAGCGTAGTTTACACCAGCAGAAAAACGCATAATTACTCTCACATTCTGACTTCCGTCGATGTCTGCGAGGTCTATAAGCTTAACTTCGTTCATATCATTTTGCAATCCGCAGCCAAAGAACATATTGTCCTTCTCAGCAGCAACCATTTGACCAGTGTTCAAACCGTTAGCAACAAAAAGCTTAACGCCTTCAAAGTCCATAGCAGTCTGTCCAACGTGGTAAAGGTCTTTATAACCCAAAGCAGCTTGTGCTCTTACGTAAGAACGTGCATCAGCTTGAGAGATATAGATAGCTAGACCTTCGTTTCCGT